AGCATATAACACGCGTTATCGGCAATTTTTACCATACTGTATTAGCACAGTTCCACCGATAGATACTCCTATTATTTCACACCACATTTGCCAGCTCCACATTTCAGTTTCTCCGAATATTCCGAATGAAGCAAATATTATTAAAAACCCGACTAATGATAAATCAAAAAATTTGTTAGTTTTCTGTTTCATATCAAAGTTTTTTAAGTATTTGTAAATTTGCGTATTGTATTCGGCACATAACATATTATTAGCCGTTGAGCGTCTGTAAAGACATCATTGGTGGGTTGTCGCTTATCATTTCAAGGTAATCTTCGTAAAGGATTGCATCTTCTCTCCTTCCACATACGTTTTCTCCCTGTTTATTTACATACTCATTGGGGTCGTTACATTTTCCATCTTTATAGTGCTGACATTTCACTATTTCACAACCACTCAAAGTGGCAGTTGCTAACATACGGTCATCAGCAATATTTGCCGTGCCTTGTGGATTATTTTCTGCTAATTTTGTCATTTGTTTTAAATTTAAAGTTCATTGCTAAATCATTTCTAACATATCGTATTTTAGGAAACAATTCTTTTATACAAAGTGCTTTTCTGCCATCTTTGTGGTAATATTCACAATATGCTGTATTGTAAAAATAACCTATACCCTTTAATTCCACAAAGCCTTCATTTTCTAACTGTTTACATAATCTTTTATGTTTTATTCCAAATATATCCATGACATTAAAAAACTTTAATTCCACATTTTTGTCTTATTAGCACCATATTTTCTGGTAAACTATCAATGTTTTTTGAATCTGTTTTCATATTTTTTAATTTTTTACGTTCCTTCATTTTATTACTAAATGTTAATACCACCTTCCAGTAATTACCCCAATTGGTTTAAACCTCTTCATATCTTGTTGTTGAAAATAAAAATTCACCTAATCCTAATTCTTCCCCATCAATCATTGTTTCTCTTTTGTATTTGACGCCAGAAGACTTTTTACAACAAAGTAAATCTTCAACATCACAATCAAAGTACTCACAAACAACAACCAACTCTTCCAGATAATCTTCTAACTCGTTTGCAACAACATCATCGTCGACAACAAACGACCAAGAACTTTTTTTCTTTTGTTTTTGTTTATATGGTTCTGTTGGCATTTCTCTTTTACCTACCCCAATCTCATATGCCTTTTTCCACTGAACGATAACATCGAGTGTGATACCGTTGTACCCTTTCCAAGTAACTTTCTTGTTCTCTTTTGGAGATACGATTCCTGGAAACTGTTCTACCATCCACATAACGTTTCTGTTTGTTTCTTCTGGTGTTCTGTATGTATTACAACCACCAGGACTATTCACTCCATGTTTTTTATTTAAAGCGTACTTTGCAAACATTCCAACCTTTATCCCCATTAATAGGAATCTTAATATAATGTAGAAATCTTCGCGGTATTTAACATCACTCATTTTATGCCCAAGACTTTTATACAGCTTCCTGTTCAAACCGAATAAACCGAATATCCGGACATTCTCAACAAAATCTTCCTCGAATCTATTGTTCCCATAACGTTGTGATATTCCAACCAAACCATAATCACCAGAATTCAATTTTTCTGTTATGTCGTTTATCATATTTGTTTGGAACTCAACGACACGTTCTTCGTGGAAATAATTACCACTCATTTCGTATAATCCAAACTTCCTAACATTGCCAAAGTCTGGTTTGTCTGCACGAACATGAAGATTTATATTATCCTCGAGGAATATTATGTTTTTCTTGTCCAGGTTGTCCACACACCACTGTCTTGCTTCGCCAACATTACTACCAGAATATTCGATTATATCTTTTACTCTGCCACCCCAATTAATTTGGTGTGCTTTTTTCTCACCTTTATGGCATACAATAATAACTTCTCTTCTAATTGAATCGTGTAGTCCTGTTAGTAGAACTTGTTCATCGACTCTACCTCTTGTCAGTAAGACTAAATCTGTGTCTGGAAATTTATCTCTCATCTTTTTAATCTATTTCTTAATTCTGAAGAACTGTATTTGTGTTTTCTGCTATTATAGAATATTTCAACATCTTTTATGTCATATCCAGTAAAATTTTTGTTGACATACTCTTCTCCGACGAATCTTATATTTGGTTTTAACAATAATATCATTTGTTCCAAATCTTCTTCTGTGTCAAATGGGATTATCCAATCAACATAAGAAACTGCCTGTAATTGCACAAACCTCTCAAATGTTGTCTGAATTGGCTTGTTCTTAGTATCCGGTCTGCTTATTGTTGGGTCTGTTAAAATCCCAACAACCAAAAAGTCGCAAAAATTTTTACACTCCGACAACATCGCTATATGTCCTGGGTGTAACAACTCAAAAGTACTTGCAGTAAATCCTACGATTTTGCCCTCTTTTTTTAATTGTTTTATCTTTAATAAAATGTCTGCCATTACAAATTTCTAATTAAATCGTTTATTGTAGATTCTATTTGCTGTTTTTCTATTTCTGGTGCGTACTTATAGACGCGAACCCACTGTGATATTTCTAAGACCGATAAATATCTCCGCCAATCAAAAAACACTCCAATAAATAAATCTTTGAATATATCTACATCATACATAATCTTATGTTTCCGCATAGACATCATTAACTTACTTACGTCTAAATGTACGGAGCTCCAAGAGTTTTCTTCGTATATCGGGTCTATGAGGTAAACTTCACCATCTTTGAATAATAGATTTTCTATGCTGTAATCGCCATGGCAATATGTGCTCTCTGAAACTTTATACTCAGATAACAAATCAACAACCTTGTGGAATTTACCATTTTGGTTGCAGTGTTGTCTGATTCTTTCTATATAATTGTCGAACCCAACACCATTTTTTGGTGTTGGTAGTTGTGTGAATTTCTTTAACTCATTCACCGCTTTAAATAGATTGAAGTCTTGATTTGGTTTTATATACTCCATGCATATTGTATCACCAATAACAGAATAAACTTTAGGAACATTAAAATAATGTCGCATTTTCTCATACCAAGCAGCAGCCTGTAGTGAGTTTTTGTGTGTTTTGTAAATACGTCCATCACGTAACTCAACTTCAGCACCAGACCAACCACTCTTTAAAACTTGAATGTCTAAAGAAACAAATTGTTCAGGTGTTAACGATTTGTCGTCTATGTAATATGTTGCCAACTCTTTTTGAAAAGATAATTTATGATACTTCACATTATGTTTCTTCAACCAAGACTCTATTTGTTTCTTGTATTTGCTCACACGAGCACTTAAAGAGCCATTACAAGATATTTGACCTCTTGCTGTAAATAGCCAAACCTCCCAACCCATATCGTAGAGAGAATTGATTTTATCTATAACTTGTGTGACTGGGGTGGCGTTCTCCCAATCTCTATTTGTCGTCACAGATATTGTGTCGTCTATATCGCAAATTATTCTTTTATTGTACATAGTTATTTTTTTAAAAAAGGTTTTGGTGGAAAATAAACTAAACGTGTTAAAACAAACTAACTGGTCAAACCCTCAAAAACCAAAAAAACCCAGATTCGCACCAAAACCTTTATATCTTATTAAATTATTTACCTGTACTTCCGAATCCACCATCACCACGATTAGTGTTTTCTAATTCATCTAAAACTTCAAACTCTGTTTCTATAACTTCTTCTATGTAAATTTGAGCTATCCGTTCGCCAACTTTATATGGAAATTGTTGGTATGTGAATGTTTGACTACCTTTTCCATATTCAATTGGAAATGCTCTGAATCTCACCTGATATTCACCTCGATAATCACAGTCACCTAATCCTGGGCTGTTCTGTAACACCCATTTAGTGTTTGTTATGCTGCTGCGTGGGACAATGGTTAATTTATAACCTGATGGAATCTCTAAAGCAAACCCCAACTTACAAATAACCATATCATCTTCTTTTTGAATTATTTCCGTTGCTGTTACATCCCAACCACCAGAAAATTCTGTAGCACGAGTCGGTACAGATGCATTTGGATTCAATTTTTTCAATTTAACTTTCACCATTTGTTTTTTATTTTTAAATTTTATCTACCTTTTTTATTGCTTCCTTTAAGTATAAAGGGATGTTAATGTTTCGTAAAACATTCTCAAAATTTCCATCAAGTATGTATGTCTCAGCATAATCTTCAACACTCCTCACACTTCTACCATAACTCTGTATTATGTCACAAAGAGTTTTCCAAGAATACCAAGTCTTGTTTTGTTCCATCCTCATCTTAACACGCTCATTACTTAAATTTGGGAACGGAACTTTCAGAATCACCTGAAATCTCGACAATTCATCTTTGAAGTCCACACCATTAATCATTGATGGACTAACAATAACAGTTTTCTCGTCGGTTGTTATGTGTCTGTTGATTACTGATTCTCTTGTTTTACTATCGTGGAAAAGTAATCTGTCGTCGTTTATAGCCTCTTTTACCCAGCTGGATAATTCATAATTTCCTGTATGTATGATGCCTTTAGAATCTTTATGCTTTTCCAATATCTTAGATAGAACAGGAACCATATCTGCAAAAACTTCATGTTTTCTGTCGTAAGACATTCTCCCAACATTTACAAATTTTATCAACCTGTTTTCCACAGGAAACGGAGAATCTAAACTCATAAAGTCGGATTGCTCCCTTTCACAACCCATAAGATTCATAAAGAAGTTTCTGTCTATAAGTGTTCCGGACAGGAAAACAATCTTCTCATAACCACTCCAAAGTTCTTCTAAATATGGCGATGCCCAGACAGCCTCCGCTTTTATTTTGTTAACACCTTTACTGTCTTGCTCTATCTGTAGCGACCAATTAGATTTCCAACGTTTCTCATCACATATGAATCTGTTGTATTTACAACTCATCCTCTTTAGATGTTTTATTTTATTGGCTAAGATAATTTGTGACGGAGTTTGTTCATATCCCATCTCATCTAAAAGTTGAATCACTTTGTTTGTTATCAAACCATTCACTCTTGATAATAAATTTGAAAAACTTTTAAAATCAGACACAGACAATAAGTCAACATGTAGGTTGTCGTCCCAAACTTCATTTTCTTCTAAATATTCCTTACTAACAAAAGCATCTATAAAATCGCAATATGTCTCTTCAAATAAATGTGCCTCATCGACAAACAAAACCTTTGAACTTCTTCCTGTTATCACTTCCGGATTGTGCATTAAAAGGTTTATAAACATGTGAAAATTTGTTAAACCTATGGTTGAGTTTGTAAATAAATCTTTTGCAACCTTATAAGAACAAGGATTACAAGAAGTCTTTTTAATTAAATTAATCTCACCACCCTCAGAACAAGTGCAATTATGCTTATGGCAACGATAATTATCCGAACCTTTAATACTTTTTATGAAATCAAAATCTTTAAGATATTGGTCTTGCAACATCTTTGTATTTGTGATGACATCAAATTTATTGCCTACCCCAAATTGTTCTTCGAATATCGCAGACATGAGAACAACAGAATAACTTTTCCCAATTCCTGTTGGTGCTTCTATGAATAAGAATTTCTTATCCCTATTCATAAATTTTTTAAACTTCTCAACTATATCGTTCTGCTCTTTTCTCGGAACCCAATCTGTTTTTATACTACTCTGCATTTTAAAATTTTTCTATACGTAACTCTCTACAGTATAACTCTGGTGCTGCATGTTTTGTGTTATCATCAGATAAAACAAATGTTGCAAGTGTAATCCAATCGAACCAAGTCCCACCAACTCTATCATCTTCTGTTTTTCCAAACAATCTGAATTTAGGGTGCATTTCTACATCACCAGAATGGGTATTTTTATAAAAACATGCACAAGTAATTCTGTTTGATACTGGGATATGGTGGCTCGGCAAATCTATAGGTTCTAAATCTTTTATGTCTATGGAAGGGATTTGTTCCAACCACATTGTATGACATAATAATCTTGTTGCCTCACAATTTAATATCTCCAAAGACAACTTAATCAATTCTTTCCAAGAATACTCTGGCCTCGCCTCATTATAGTGCCTCCACCAGTCATCTAAATCCAGAGATAATTTAGTTCTTTTGAGTACATCCTTTTGCAATTCTTTAGAAAAAAGTTCATTATTTAATGAATAGTTTCTTGAAAATAACCACATATGCTTATATGGGTTTTCGTCGTTTATTTGAATAATCATTGTTTTTATTAAATTTATGTAAGTAATAAGATATTTCACACTTGTTTATTCCTGTAACCTCACTCACTTTATCTACATCATTATTATACATTCTACTTACCTTAACAACTAACCTAATCTTCAATCTTTTTAAATTTAAATCTTCTGGTAGGGGCTGGATTCTTATTTTTCTTCCCTCTACAAAAAGTTCTTTTATTTGTTCTAAAGTTAGAGACATATAAATCTCGGCTAATTTAATAAAACAATTCTAAAAATCCAAATTTTTGGACGATTAAAATTATAAAATAAAAAACTTTTACACAATAGTCAGTTTAAGAGCGTAAATTTACGCCACACACCATATTACTATTCGTTAGCAGTAATACTACATACGTGCTAATTCGGCTTGTATTCAGTCAAAACCATTTTTGCTGTTTTTAAGTCCATTTCATAATTTATAACATCATCTTTATAAAGTGCTTGACCATTAATGTGTTTTAATCCGCAATCACGTTTTTGAAGAACAATAATGTGTCAAGACTTTTATCGACGACTCATAATCCTTCAAAAGTTGACCAATATTCTCGTGTAATTTTTCTATTTCCTGTAACATCGTTTCTATTGTTTTTACGTTTAATTATAAAACACTGTTTTGTTTATTTCATGTTCTAATTCTTTATCTTTTCAGTATTGCTGCCACACCTATTCAAATGTATGTCTGCTAACATAGAAGATGGCAAAATATGGTCTCTTCTAAATGTGAGTACATTCATAACACTTAATCATTTAATATTAAATACTCCTTACCAACTTTATTCTTACACTCACTTCCTATTGGAAATAAACCTTGTGACTCACAACCAGTTTTCTGTAGTGCGTCTTCCTCTAATATCGATGTGTGGAGTATTTGTAGGTCTGTATTTAAGTGTACAAAGTACTTAATGTCTTTGATTCTCTTGCCACAACAAATGCATGTGTTTAAACCTTCACCATATCTTTTTATATTATTATAGTATTCTTCCGATTGTTCCAACTCAATTGCTATTGGAAATAACTCTTGAATCATTACAGGTCTTATCCAATTAGTATGGTGTTGTGCATTAACAAATGTTTGGCCACCACTTTTATATGGTTCTGAAATTACTTCAACAACCATGTTATCATACCCTTTTGTTTTTTCATCGGTAAAAAAGTTTCTGTCGTGCCTGAAGATACATTTTGTACCTATTTCTATCTTTGTTTCCATTTTGTTTAATTTTTAAAGTTTGTTTAACGTTTAATTATAACGCTAAATTAATTCAAGAATTCGAAGAAACAAAACAAATTCAGAAAAATTTTTGAAAAATAGAAAGTATTTTTATTAATTATTGTGGATACAACAATTTAAGATTAAAAAAGAAAGTTGTTCTAAGATTCATCCAACCATTCCATAATACATAAAATATAAACAGTATAAATGCTATAGAAATCAAAAATGCTGCTAAAATCGCCACCATACAATTATCTCGTTAAACAATTCTTTAAATATAACGTTGTTGGTCTCTCCAATACAGAAGCCTTTGTATGTGTGTCTACGTATTTATTCAAACGTTTCTGTTGTACTTCTATCTTGTGATTAACTAAATTTATCTTTCTAAACAAATCTACATAGTCCACACTATATAAATGTAATTGAATTTCTAATTGTTCTCTTTCCTTTTTTAATTTTGACAACTTCAATTCTGCATCCCTGATTTGTTCTTCGCTTCTTTTTATCGAATGAAGTTTTTTAATTGAAATCTCTTTGTTTTGCTGTGCTGTTCTACCCATATGAATAAATTTACACCCAAGCCACTCCGAATCCTGTTCCGTACGATAGACCTCTAATTAATTGGTGTACTGCCATTGGTATGTCGTCATGTCCATTCGTTGCTTGTAAACCTTTATCTGTGTACGTTATAGAGCTAAATTCTGCAAACATTTCGTCTTTTTTATCTATACTATATTTGTCTCCATGTGGGACTTTAATCTTCCCTCTTTCAAATAATAAAGCTATCCCTGGGAGCCCCGTTTTCAAATCGTTCTTACTTTTTGATGTAGTGGTGCTTTTCATCACAGGTAAACCTTCTGAGTTGGCACCGTCACCGAACATAGATTGGAAGCCGTTACTCTCTATATTTACTATATGTGGTCTGTATGCTAAATTCAATGATTTTAATTTTGCAATTTGTTCATTGTAACTTGCACCGTGTAAACGTATATAATCAACAATCCACACGTTGTCTGCCTCGTCAACTCCACCAACAACCATAACACTATAATCAGCAGCAACAGATGAAGATATAGCAAGGTCGACGCCAATACCAACTTTAACAAGCCGTATAGGAAAACTCTCAATATTTTTTGCCATACATATATTTTTTGTGCCAACCAAGGCACGTTCTAATATATGGAATGGAAATACACTACTTTCGTTTGTTATAGGACGACAAAGGTGTTCTCTACTGAAGTTTATTGTTCCCTGGGTTTCTCTCTTTTCCATTAATGTTTGGAAATTGTATCTTCTTCTCCATAACAATTTACCATTTGGAAATATACTCGGATATTCACGATAGTGCCAACCACTTTTAGTTTTGAGGTCACCATATAGGTCTTGTGCATGAAAGGGTGTCCCTACAACAAAAACACTGCCTCCTGGTTGTATCATATTCATAATAACAGAATGGAAGTAAGCTGTACTCTTTTCACGATATTGTTTGCTGTATAATACGTTGTCCTTCAAAAAGTCGTCTACACGTATCCACCCAGGGTGGGCACCACGAACCGAATCACCTGCTGAGCCGACAATAACTTTCCCACCATTCTTACAACGTATCTTTGTTTCTGCCCAACTTCCGTCTGATGGTCTTTCTGGCATCAACCTCTCTCTTAATATTGGATTATCCTCTATTGTTTCTTTTAATGTAGTTAGTAATCGTATTGCCTGAGTTTTACTAAAACTAAACAACCAACCCTCTTTTCCTAATTTACCTATTTCGAGACGTTTGCTGTTTTTGTTATAACGATATAAACGCCAAGCAGGTTCGGCATTAGACCAGAAATAACTTTTCCCATGGTCACGTGCTGCAAGTATGTTTAAATACTTATACCGTTGAACCATTTCACACCATTCTATGTGATGCCAATTTAATTCAAAATCTGGCATCACACTCATTAGAAAATATAGGAAATTCTCAACACGTAGTATTTCCTCCATTGTCTCTCCAAGTTTATCTAAATAATAAACCCCTTCTATGCTAAATTTACCCATAACACTTTTACTCTCCACACCACCATACATAGAAGCATATGTTTCTGTAATCATAGCCTTCAGCAATTTGTCACGGTCGTTTTCGTATCCGCTGTTTAATTCGCTTAATGCTTTTGGAGAAAGATTTTCTATAATCTCTTGTGTTACACGCAAACTTTCCTGTATTCTGTCAAATGAAGTTGCTTGTGTTATTAAGTCTACATCAAGTAACGATTCTATTTTCCTTATATCAAGCATTCTTCTGTTTTGTTTTTAGAAGTTGAAGTATTTTCTGTGTGTTTTTATCACAACATCACCATTTTTATTTTTGGTAAGCAATTCTGCATTACGCATTCTATTTGTAAAATATTTATACAACTCAAAAGTTGCACGAACATCATTCATTGCGTTGTGTGCTCCTATTAATCTTACACCAATACGTTTACAACAGGCTGTTAAGTTTATACCATCTTCTTCTCCACCCCAAACTTTTCTTGCGTCTATAATGGTGTCGTGTATTTCTCTGTTTATGTATTTGTAAACATCCTGTTTGTTGACTTTAAATAAAGTTTCAAGAAATTTAGAATCGAACGATATAACATTGTGTCCGGCTGTTATTGTTCTACCTCTTTCTGTTTGTTGTTTGTTTGATTCTTCAAACAATTTAATAAGGTCTTTTACAACTTCGGAAGACTCCTTGCCGTTTTCTACATCTTTCATTGTAACACCAGACTTCGCCATAGACTTCTCATCTATTTCCAAACCTCCATATGGTTTTATGTATGTTTGGTATTCCCAATTAACTTTGAAATTTCTTAAATCGAAATTTATTAATGCTATTTCTGTTATCTGTGCTGTTTTCGGGTCTAATCCGCCTGTCTCGCAATCATACAACGTGATTGTAATGTCTTCATTCTTCATATGTTAAATTCAATAAATTCTTTTTATTCTAATCTACAAATCTTATTAACTTTGTAGCCTTAACAACTCGCATTGTTTTTGTTTCAGATTCTTCCACTAAATATCCTGTGATGGGTTGTGTATCTTCTACTTTTTCGAAGTACACAACCTTATCTACAATCTCCCCCTTCTGTAACAAGTCTTTCTTAGTGTTTTTATATTCAATTGTTCTCCCAATCATACATACAACAAATTGTAATATGTATAGCTGTTTATTTTACAAACTCTGTCAAACCTTTACACATTTTTTCTATCTGTTTTATAGAATCCAAGTCGTCAGCAGTTGTTTTGTCGTTACGTAAAAATTCAAAAACAGGATGTAACAGAGAATAATTACCATCAACATCAAACGATAGCCCAGAACATTTCACTTGAACTATTGTATTGAGTAGTGATTCCTTGTTATCTGTAATGTGTCGCATCATCCTCTCATCTATTCCTGTTGGTCTTGTTTTTAATCTACCACAAGATGATTCACAATTAAGTGATGACACCACATCTTTGTTCTTTCCTGTTCCGTAATTAAAGCCTTTTATGATTAAATCAACATTGAATTCTAATTTAACTTTCACCTGCCATTTTGGTTTACCGTCTTTCCAACGACCATTTGGCGATTTTAATATAGTACCCTCTTCACCACGATTTAACATCTCCTGGAAGTGTCCCATTGCTTCTTCATAGGTTTTAACAACTCTACTCTCCACTACATCAACACACTCTAAATTCTCCTTAGATATTAATTGTCTAAGACTTTCTTTCCTTAAGTAATACGGTATTACGGATTCTTCCGAAAAATATTCCTGTATCGTTAGTTTGTCCCAGACAGTATAAGTTATCTTTTCTAAAACCTGTTCTATTGTAGTGTTGTTATGTTTTTCGAACTCTTTAACAACTTTCTCATGTTCCTGTTGTGTTCTTGATTCTCTCTTTTTGTTTATATCTATCAACGACATTATTATACCGTTAGAAATATATCTTGGAATACCTTTTATGGTTAACTCACCATTTAAAACACAATCTGGAAGCACGGATAACTCATTTACAAATTTAGCACCATCCAGGATTGTTTTTTCACCACTACGGCTCTCCAAATCAACAAACCCGTCACGTATTATAGCATTACAATAACGCCCGTCCATTTTAACATCACTGAACAGATAAGCATTATTACTAAATAATTCGAGAACAGCTTTTTTACTAAATTTGATTGCACCCATATATGGTGTGTTTTCCACCAAACCAGGAATTACACTGTTTATGAATTCTTTGTGAAGACCTATACGCAAATCTTTATCTATTATCCGGCAAAGTATATTTGCATCATCTGGTGTCAGAGAACACAACAAAGATTTTAGATATGTTTGTGCTGCCATTCCTGTTATTTCTCTATCTGACAGTTTTTGTAATTTATGCAACACATCTTCGATTCTATTGCTTCCTGAAGCTTCGTAACTCGGTATTTGTTTTATGTAAAACTTCACCCTTCTGGATGTCGCAAGATATAAGACATTTCTCAAAACTTCATTATCTTTATGTTTTTCTAATAAAGCCTTTTTTGCTTTTGTCCCTTGTGTAGAACCTATTTCTTCCAATATATCATATATCATAACTTTAATTTTTATAGTAACAAACAACGTCTTGTTTAAATTCTTCTATCAAACCATTTATGGTTCTGGCGTCTAAATTCTTTTCTTCCATTTCTACCATTTTATATTTTATCAAAACTTTTGGTTTCTGCTGTTATTGTTCTTTACAAACAACATCTATCATGATGTACTTCCCTTTGTTATGGATGCAGTCATAATACTTATAATCTTTGAATAGGAACATCCTGTAGTGTCTCGGTGCTATCCTCTCTCTTATTAAAATTACATACTCTTCGTCTCCAACATTTAAAGTTCTACCCTTTTTATTGACAACAACATTTGATTGTCCGAACACCAATATTGGCAATAACAAAAATATTAATAACAACTTCTTCATATTACACCTCTCTTTTTATTATAACATAAAATTGTCGGATTGTTTTTGTGTATGTCTGGCAACGGTAGTTTATGTTTGGATACTAAATCTTTAAATTTATTCAAATCAAAAGGTGGAGAAATTATATGCAACCCATTTGGGGTTGGTATAAAACTAAATATTTTTCTCCCACCTGTTATCGGCGGACATTGCAATATCATGGATACATATTTTTCTCCATCTTCTAATTTTTAGAATATTGTTGGTAATCTTTCTTATGGTTTAATTGTTACCTATTTGTTTTATCAATCTTTCTAAATTCTTTTTTACAACCTGACGATTCTTCGATGTTGTTTGCAAACCCTTTTGTGGAATCTGCATGAAGAATTCAGACTCTTCGTCTTCTATACACACACTTTTTGTTTTATTAACTTTGTATTGACGTTCTACCTCTATGAAGTTTTTAGGTAATGACCAATCTCTGGACGTATCATATTGTGCCTCGAATACTTTCTTCTTCTGCCAATATTCCTTCTTGATTTTTTGTATTTGGATTTTCATATCGGGTCTAAGGATTTGTATTAATTCTATAATGTTGTTGACTTGTTTCCAATTTTTACCATCTTCCATATTTACATATAATGAGAACTTGCCATCCTTTTTAAATACTATCTTTGTTTCCATCTTGTTTAATTTTTAAGTTTGTTTAACGTTTAATTATAACTCTAAATTAATTCATTAAAATTGTAAAACAAAAATTTTCAGAAAAATTTTTGAAAAAATAGAAAATATTTTTATTTTGTTTTTATGAGAACATCTTGTGGTTTGTCGAATCTTATTGTATCCCCTTTTGGTAGCAAAAAGTCCACCATACCTTTATATCGCTTATTCATTTTATCTTTTACAACCCAATCTTTACTCAAATTCGAATTCCTACTTATTATCTTAATTGTATCGTGAAAATTGTAATATTCGTAAAGGTCTCGCGATAATGCAACATAATTCAATTCGTACGCCCTCAATTTGTTTGTATCTATAAGAGTCATTGAGGCTGTCCTCAAATAATCCTCATTGCACTGTTTTGGTTCTGCATTGTACTTTGTAGCTTTGACTAATAAATATTTCTCTTCTGTTAAATGGAGTACTAATGTTGTCAAAACTTTTATATCCTCTAATTGTTGTTCATTCCCCTCACAAATTCTCCTCTTCAAAGATTCATAAGATATGATTTGTATTGATAATGTTACTAATAAGCATGTTGCTATTACTGTAATCAATTTGTTATAGTATTCCATTCTTCATTCATTTGTTTGTTTATTAACATGCTGTTTATTTAAAAGAAAAGGGTTGGTAAAAAATAAATCATCACACCCTCTTACAACAAAATCGAACAACTCTTGAATATAAATATCTTTGTTCTTTTACCTACGATAATATCATATCATTCATATCACGAACAACATTTTGAAAATCGTTTATGTAATTTGTTTGTTCTTTTATGAACTCTTTATGGCGTTGTAATTCCGATTTTATTGTAGCTTCTAAAGATAGTAATTGTCCGACAGCTCTTTCTATTTGTTTTTTTATAAACAGCAAGATATTTTTTACGGTCTTCTCCTGTTTTAAGTTGTTCTATTTCTTCTCTTGTCATTTGCTTTAAGTTTTAGTTTAATATTAAAAACGCTGTTTTACTTTCAGTTTTTTCTAATTTTGTTGAGCAGCAAGTTTCAATTTATAATCAAAAACTGTGACATCAATTTACTGTTCGTAAGTTTGTGTATATTTATTTTATACAACCCTTTACAGTTTTTATCTCATTACTATGGAGTTTTCTTAATTTGTTTTACACCCAAAACATATTGCTTCTACTGTTGTTACAGGCTCTTGGCATCCCAAACAGTATTTATATTTTGACACACTTTATTTTTAAACCAGGATTGTGCTGTATTTCCTCGAAAAATAAATATATGGAAAAAACAATTGCAATTACTATATTCGAACACAATCCTGGTGTGTTATTTTATTGTATAGAAATGAAATATACCGAAGATATTAATGTTGCGACTACTTCTAATACGAATAAACACATTAAACCTTTATGCATATTATTCACTATTTCACTGAATGTTGGTTGTTTTCCGTAGTATATCATACTTTTCTTAACATATATAAAATTAAGCACTACGACAAGAACAGTTATTAATTTTATGACTGTTAAAGCTATCAAAAAAGCCTCTAAATTTCCCATTTTGTTTTATTTTTACGTTTTATTAAAAAATCCTGTTTCAATTCCGCTATAATGTTTTTGTACAAATATTTTTTTATTAACAGCTAATACTGTTTTGCTGTTTTAACAGACACAGTAACAATTTGGACTGTTTAGGACTTTAACAGTTTATTGGTTGAAAATTGTGGATTCAATTCCTGTTGCTGTTTATGAATTCTATAATATCCCCGACGTTTTCCCAATTCTGAACTTCTTTACTGTCGACGAAGATATTGAATTCCTGTTCTATTAAAAATAAAAGTTCTATGATTTCCAAAGAATCTAAATCTAATTCTTCGTGTAGTAGTGATGTTGTTTTTATTTGCTGTTTTTTGTAACAATTCTATTACTCTTCTTATTGTTTTCCGTTTCCCATCTTCACTTATTTATTGATGATATTTCTAATATTTCTTTAAATAACAAGTCTTGTTCTGCAAAAAACAACCTTTGTATGTCGTTTATAAAATTAATTTCAAATACACAATCATCCTGTTTTGTTATCTCGTAGTTTTTTAAGAGTTGTTCTACCTTATTTTGGAATTTTGTTTTTAGAATTTGTTTTGTTGCTATTTCCTGAACTTTTTTCCAACTCACATTATCTACCTTTATATTTTCTTTTGGAAAAACAGCAACGTCGAGATACATACCGTTTCTTAATGTAATAACGAATGATTTTCTTCCCCATACACACTCCTCCACTTTAGAATCTATTGTTCCTGAAATCCAATCATTGAATGCTGTTATGAGTATTTCTGGCTCTACAGCTTCTTTTGTCCACGGCACAGCAATCAAATTCATATCATTCTGCAGGCTGCCATGTATAGACAGACTATAACCATTTTTAATTGCTATTTCACGTAATATACCAAAGTACGAGCAATACACTGTTGGGTTTGCTTTGGTCTTTAATGCTTCCTCTGTTGTTTTCATCTTTTATCTGCTTTTTCAAAAACCTTTAATGTCTCTTGATATTTTTGTATTGACGATATATGTTTCTTTAATGCTGCTATCCTCAAATCTTTTTTCTTGTTCTGGGTGTTGAGGTCTAAAATGATTCTTTTTTGGTCTTTTATAATCTTTTGTAGCTCTTCTACCTTAGATTCAAATATTTGCACCTCTTTTGTTTTTTGTGATGTTAGGTGCCAACTAAAACATCTTGGACATAGGTATGCCCGTACTGGTACATTAACACGCTCTGAAGTAGACTTCAGTTTGTTTATGTATTCGTTTGCAGACCTTTCATCGGCAAAACTTACTTTCCTGCAATATTGTTTTGAATTCTCCAAATCTTTAAGATTTCTTTCTTACTTTTATTAGCCGAATCTAAAAAGAAATCGACATTAAAGAAATCACCATAAATTAATCCATTTTGTGGTAAAAACGCTGTTTAATCTTCATCTTGCATGATACCGAGCTTCTCTTTTCTCTTTTCCTGCACTTCTTTTCTTATTGCTAAACAAAACTTTCTGATGGCGGACATATTCCTTCTAATCTTTCTCGCACGTTTAAATCCACGTGTGTTGTTATACTCTTTTATGTCTTTCTCAATCTCAGCCGTTAAACCTTTTATGATTTCAAATTTCTCTTCTAATGTAAATTGTTCGAACATAACTTTTAATCTTCAGAACCTTCATACTCAAAAAACTCATCTTCTATTTTGTCTCCAAAATCTTCATCAACTTTTTGTTTTGTATTTTTTAAAACAGGCGTATTCACAAACTCTATACGGTCACTTAACTCTTCTTTTATGTACTCTAAACAATTTCTGTAGTCCTCGTCTCTCGCTTCTTCTGTGAGATACTCTACCGTCATTGACCCTAACATAGTGAATAATTCTATTGTGTAGACATTCTTTGAGCCGTCAAAAAACTCATTCAAATCCAACCTCAAAACAGTCAACAAATCGACCATCGGGGCTCTATTCTTAAAGAAGAACATTTTTCTTTTAACAAATCCTTCCTCATCTCCGTTGTTTTTTCCTCTACCCATAATACTAAACTAATCTTTCTCTTAATTCATTTTGTACACTTATGTTTCTCCTTTTGTGTGACTCTATTTGCCTCAAAAGAGACTGTTTAAGGCTTTCCTTATTGGCTTTATCCCTCTCATCCTCTTCTTCACGTTCTTTTTGCTCTTTTTTCTGTTTTTGTTCTTCCAACTCAATATCTTTATCTGCCTTATCATTAACCTTTTTAATATAATCAAAATCGTAGGGCTGTTCTGACGGTAAAACTATCTCATCGAAGTCTACATCCTGGATATCGCTAATCATACGATTCATTTTCGCATAATAAGAAGTATTCAAATCGTTTATCAAATCTCTTGGTTGTATCCCGAGTCTTGCCGACAATCTGCCAAGGATTATTTCCTTAAGAGGCAGAGTCTTCATTATTTCCTGTTTTATCTGGATGTGAACCTCATGTTGTATCTGGACGTCTAAGTTTTGTTGTATTGTTAAACGCTCACCCTCAACTTCTTTCCTTATACTTTCCATCGTTAACAAAAGAACTTTGTGGTCTTCCCGTGAGGATGTTTTCTCATACTTAGACTTTAACTTATTATACATCCAAGTAAGTTCTTCCAATCTGCTTGTTTTCGCAGTAAGTCTTAAATGCTGATAGTCTTCGCGATGTTTCTCACGGAGCCTGTTTATTTCTTGAGAATTCTCATGATAAAACTTCGTCAGAGCAACTTTGTTCACCATATTTATTCCCCAATCTTTTTTAAGCATTGAAAGTACTTCATCTATTGTGAACATTCTCCCAAAATATTCTAATATCAAAGCCTTCTTCTCTGATAGTAGTGTAATCAATGGGTCGCCACCTTGTTTGTATTTTCTGTAAGAGTTCGTAGCACTCCTATACATATTACAAGCCTTTGCGTGCAAAGAATTATATTTCTTTCTTTGTAATTTTATTCTCTCAACTTCTTCTGGTGGGAGGTGGCCTACTTTATCTTCTATCTTAACAAACGGAGTTCTTAAGTTTACTATTTTACCATCACTTGCTTCGAAGTGGTCTATCTTCTCCGATTGTCTCCGTAGTCTAATATATAATATAAATTTTCGTATGTCGTGAATCTCGTGAGGACAATTCAATATCTCCTCTTTTTCTGACTTTGTTAACGTCACACCTTCTAACTGTTCGAGTTTTTCTATATTAGAACTCATATTCTTTAATTATTTAATGGCGGTAAAAATATTAATTCTTTCTTTGCTCGAGTATAACAAACATATTCTAAATTTTTTTCTTGTTCCAACTCCCTATCTGTTTTGGCAAACTTTGAAGGCATTAATTGTCTTTCTGCAACAAACACCCTGTCATTTTCCAAACCTTTTGCCTTATGTATCGAACTTAATGTGATAACATTCTTAGAATCTTTATCTGAAAAGATTTTATTCAACAATTCTACCGCCTCTTTGGTATCAGAAACTCTTGGAAAAATAACTTCTGTAATGATTGACACTTTCTCATCAACCTTTTTATATGAATTTGTTTTTGTTGGCGATTTAACACCAAAAGACTTCAACAAATCGTACTGTTTCTGTTTCAAGCGTTCTAATCTTTGTTTTGAGACTATCAGATTCTTATGGTTGGTTTTATTTATCATACTTATCAACTCATCGCCAAAATCTCTACCTTTTATCCTCGCCTTTTTTTCCTCACTAAACAACATCAAACATATCTCAACGATTGGTTGATTGTTCCTACAAAGTACCATGTCTCCTGGCCTCAACTCATCAAAATCTCCATTTCTGACAACACCATCACCAGCTGTTTCGCTAAATTTAATCTCAGGGACAAGACGTTGTGCAAAAGAAACAATAGATTTATCACAACGATAACAGCAGGACAACGGGAGTTCTTTTACATTGTCTAATGATTTTAATTTTTGAAAACTATTAAAGTCTGCTCCAGCAAAACCATATATCGCTTGATTTGGGTCTCCCACGGCAACAAACTTACCGTTACGCTTTATGGTCTTCTTGAATAACTCCTGTTGTATCACAGATAAATCCTGAACCTCATCTATAAATACTATATCATACTTCTTCACATCAAGATTCAACCTAACAGGCTGATAAATCATGTCTGTGAAGTCGATTTCATTCGAAATCAAATCGTTAGATTTTTTGAAAATCTTATTAAAATGTTCTAATTCTTTATCTCCTATAAAAAGGTCTTCATTGGCAGCGAACTCTAACATCAAAATGGTGTCTAATGGATTTATGTTATGTAAGCGGACCAAATCCATCAACCTAAACACTTTGTACACAAACGACGCTTCTTCCTCTTTTTTTATTTTAAACGAATTCAACATTGAGTAGATTATTTTTTTGGTCTTGTTTTCAGAAATCTTAGTTTTTCTAAAAGCACGACGAACACTTTGTAAACCTAAAGAATGCATTGTGGAACAATCTACATATTTTGGTGTCTTATACTTCAACTCCTCAACTATGCTTTTGTTGTAAGCTAAAGAGAGAGAGCTACACAGTGGGTCTATCAATTCCATACCTTTGGTAATTGTGGTTGTTTTCCCACTTCCAGCAACTGCAGACACTAAAAGATTTAAATTCTCGTTCTTTATAGAGTCCCAAATCTTTAACTGTTGTGTACTCGGCTTCATCTACTTCACGAATTCACTTTTTTTATCCTTTAATTCATCATACATTTCTTCGAGAGACTTATGTATGTAGACCCCACCATTTTTAAATCGGACACCTGTCTCTATCATCAACTTAGAAACGTTTTTATACATAGCCCCACTCGGTTTTGTTGTGTAAAGTTTTTTAAAAACTTCACCTATAGAATTTGAAGAAACAACTGCTTCCAAAATCTCAACCTGGCTCTTTCTATTTCTTAATTTCTTTTCCATTTCCTATTTCTTCTAAACGTTTTTCTTGTGCAGCCTTTTCTAAGGCGAGAATGTCTGTACTTGAACATCTGAATTGGATTCTCTCCCCCTGTTTGTCGACAACATCTATCTTCTTACTTTTAGACATTTGCATTAATTCCTCAAAAGAAAATTGTTTGAAGAATTTATAAGAATTCATAAATCTCATCATGATTCTCGATTTATCTTTTTTCCCTACCATAATTAATTGAGGAACATAACCATGCCTCTTGGTTTTATTTCTTTAAAACATTTTTTGAATGTGAATGACTGGCTCATGCTCGGCAGCACAACAGTGAATCTTCCAAAAACAACAGGTCTAAATGTAACCCAACATTTACCAACACCTTCAATTTCCACTCTTAATGGTAAATTGAGTGCAACTTTTTTAACATCCATATTACAATCTTTTTAGTTTTATAAAAAACGTTGTTTAGATGTGTATAGTAAAGTAAAAATTCGGTGAAAACTTTTTTGTTACAAAATCTACTGACTGTATGAATGATATAACTTTAGACACAAACTCGTTTGTCATCCTTAAATCATCCATAGTATTCGATTTTAAGAAATCTGTTATTAAGAATCCTGTACAAACAAGATATTTATTCTCATCGAAATCGTAATCAGTTACGGCAAAAAACTTCGGCTCTTCGTTTGGTTCCTTCACCTCAATTACTGGTTTGGATGTAATTTTTATGAACTCTTCTATCAATTTATAATTCATTTTTTTACAAAATAATTCATTTCTAATTTATTTTTTATACTCTTCAGCAAATTGTAATACTCGTTCCTTGTAATCCCAAGCTTCCCACAAAATGATTCTGGTTGTTCTTCTTGTATTTTAGACTGCATAAGAAGAACTTCGCTCTTAGTGAAGTTCTTATCCAACAATAGAGGGTTTGAGTCGTTTACTGAAAAAAATTCCTGTTTATAATTACAAACGACATTTATATCAAGATAGACATCTCTGCCAAACTTCTTGTCATAATTCTTCTCGATTATTTTATGTAAACCTTGTGCCAAAGACTTATTAAGATAGAAATAAAACTTACTTTCCAACTCTAAGTCGAATTTCTCCACACAATTATTCAATATTATATAACACTCCATAACTATATCGTCTTGAGTGTGTATCTTTTGTCCGGACTCTACATTTTGTATAAGGTTGAAAAAGTTGTTAACATTTCTAACTATAATTGTGGAACAACTTCTTAATAAAAACTCCTTATGCTTATCTAACAACCTTTTGTTTTTACTTATTCTTATGACGACGATGCTTCTTCTTACTCCCTGTTCTGAATATTGTATTGACTTCCTTTGCAAATCTTTATATAGGTAATCCGACATAAGAATGTTGTTTTTTGTTTTAAATTACTGTTTTGTTATTTCCTATTTTTTCTTTTAACACCACCTATGTCTCTCAACTGCTCGATTGCCTTACCCTGCAAATGTTGTTTTCTCTCCTCTATATTCTTTTTATAATCTTCTTGACTCCTCTTTTGAAGAACAAAACGTTTATCAGCATCAGAACTTGATTTAAATTTTAATTGCGTTGGGCAACCACTGAATTCCACTTTTTCTGGGGTGAGTGGGATTCCTCCAACACCCTTTAATTGTTCTCCAAACTCATCGACATAAATCAAACCAACTTTTTTATCAAATCTTATTTTAAAAGTTGGAACCTCAACAACATCATTTGTTGTTTTATCTATAAATTTAGCCATACAAATTTTATTTATTAACTTTCATACAATAATCTGCAATTAGCAATGCATCGGCAATTTTTAGTGTGACTTTCTCATTTGGAAATATCCTATTCGCTTGAGCTTTTAATTTATTCTTCCACTCAGTGTTTGTCATACCGCCTTTACTACCCAACTCCATAGATTTCATCCATTTTTTGGGTGAGACAGATTCAAAAGGTATTTTACAAGCTAATAATGCCATCTCTATCCAACCGAAATTAGTACCAAAATGGAACATTGCAACACCACCCATTCCTGGCATTCCATGCACTCGCTCTAATATACAAAAATTAACATCATTGTGTTTTTGTAAAAACTCTAATAAATCTATCGGGTCTTCTGTGAATGTGAATTTGTCCAACACATTTCTTTCTCCATCTATGACTATAATAGCACCAGACGCCCCAGGGTCTATACCCATGAATTTTTTAATTTTTTCCACTCTCATTTTGTATTATTTCACTGTTATTATTTCTAAACACAACACACACCTTCTCATAATCCTCCACAATCTTTTCTATAAAGTCGTGCGATATTGTTAGTGTTGTTAAGTCAAAATTTTGTAATATTTTCAAACAACTTTTTTTACCATTCTCATCCAAATGGTCTAATGACTCATCCAAACAAAGTAAGTTTATCCCTCTTCCTGGTAGTGAGTTGTTTATTAAATTATGGAAAGTAAGTATTCCTGCAAGATTTATTCTTTCTTTTTGACCTCCAGAGTATCTTGCAAATTTACCATCAACACCATTTTTTAATATCTTGACTTCTATTTTTTCACGCAATTCTCCATTAGCAAGTGTTTTGTATCCACTTATTTTAACACGAAGATTAACCTTCATTTGTTCTAAATATTGGTTGCATAAATTCTGTATGACAACAACACTCTTATTTGTCAAATATGTTTGCAAACCTTTTCTTCCTAAATGGTAAATCCAAAAATCTTTATCCTCTATTTCTTTATCTTTCAATAAAAGATTCTTTTTTGATTCTCTTAACAAACTATTCTGTTCGTCGATTTTTATTTGTATCTGCTCGCATTCTCTTAAAAACCTATCATCCTTGCAAAGTTCTTCTACTTCATTTTTTAATCTAACAATGCTTTTTTTCACACGAGAAATGTTTGTATTTAAATCTTCAATTGTATCCTTTGATTTACAGATAAATCTATTTGTTTTTTCTAAATGAACTGATTTTTTCTGATAATCTTCTAATACAACCCGCAAATCTTCAAATAAACCCTTTAATTCTACCAACTCTTTTCTTTTATCAGATATTACATCTTCAAAGTTCTTTATTTTATCATCTATCTCTTCTACAGATAAATCTTGGTCTAATATAAACTTATGGTCGCAATTTGGACAAGTAATGGCATCTTCTTTTGTTGTCTTTAAATTATTAACCTTTCTAACATAAGAAGATACTTCATCTTCCAAGGACTCTATTTCTTTCTTTAATTGAATTGATTGCTCAACAAATTTTGAATCCTCCTCAATTTCAGACTTCAAATCAACATATTGCTTCTTTAATTCTTCTAATGATTCGGATTCTATAGTTAAATCGTTTTCGAGTTGTGATTGCTCTTTTTCTAATGAATCTATTTGCCTCAACTTCTCTTGTTTCAAATTTTCCAAATCCTCATCGCCATGATTGTCTAATTTTTCTTGGAGTAAGGCTTCATATGTTTCTATCTTTGTACTATGGGTGTTGCACTCCAATAAAATGGAGTCTCTCTCGCGTGATATTGTTAAGCGTTCTTTCTCATATTGCTCAATCACAGAATCTATGATTTTAAAGTTTGTAATCCTTGAAATCATTTCTTTTTGCTTCGCATCGGTACTTGAAAAAAACGAATTTCTGTTACCCTGATTTATTATGAAATAATTCAGCAAATCTTCTTTACTTATTCCAATTTCTTCTAAAATGAATTTTTTTGCATCTGCAACGCTGACAATACTCTCTTCACGATTTTTAGATTTATTTACATAAATATTAACAACTGCAGACTTCTTTCTCTCAAAAATCCACTCTATCTTAAGATGTCTCTTAAGAACTGGGTTGTTCATATTCATAACAACAGAACTAAAATTCTCCCCATCTTTTATGAGATCCTCGTTATTGATGTCCCTATACGGCTCTCCTGTTAGGCCAATGACAATTCCTTCGATTATTGCACTTTTCCCACTCCCGTTACTATTAGCACCTTCAGAAGCATCATCTTCATTCTTTCCAAATATTAAAACAAGACCTTCGTTGTTGAATCTGAATTTACTATCACTGTGTGACATTAAATTCTTTATATGTAAATCTTCAAAATACCACATTAACTTAAATTTTCATCTGTAAAACTTATACCGCTGTCACCGACAGACTCTTTTCTTTGTTCTTTAAATCTTTTAAACAACAGACTCTTCATTGGTAGCATGTCTTCATTATTGTAAAGACCTTCTTTTTTTGTGTACGGATTCAAAACAAAACCAGAAACTTCCTCAAACAATATTTGTCCAATCAACATTCCAGGATACAACCTTATTCGGTGTGATGCGATAATCTCTAATGTAAGGAATCCTGAGAACCCGACTTGTGTTACACAAGAAGCAACATGTATAGAAAGACCAAGTCTTGACACCCCAGAAGTTCCGGATAGTACTCCGACTACATTCTTTAATGTTAAGCTCTCTCTTGTAACACCTAAATAAAGAACTCCAGGTTCTAAAACAATACCGCTTTCAGGAATCTCAACTAAAACAGTAGAAGCCTCTCTCTTTGGGTCTAATACGTCATCTGTATATAGTATTAGTTTGTTGTGTAAACTTAAATCATAAGAATTTGCATTCAACCTTTTTCTGTCAAATGGTGTTATGGTTAACTCCCCACCATCAATCTTCTCTAAAATCTTACTATCACTAAGAACACCCATAATTAGAATCTTTTAATCACTTTCACATACTTATTTCTCTCAATACCTTTTAAGTCACAATATTCTATAAAACCTTCTAAGATTCCTTTCTTATCCATGCTTATAGTTCTCTTAGACTCATCTGCATCGTTGATGATTAATAACTCTGTATCCACGAACTCAACATCTATACCAATAGAATTCAATTCCTTTTTATTTATTTTTGAGATTTCTGTTGCACTGCCATGTATCTCGAACCTTATGTTGTCTTCAGAGTTTTTATACTGTTTTGCCAATTTTTCTAAGCAAGAAAGGTCTTTTACAACAACCTTTTTATACTTCTTGAACTCAAACTGTATCTGCTTGTAAGTTAAATCGTTGTACAATACAGTACAACCTTTAGACTCATCTTCTCCAAAACTTCTCTGATTTGTCGAACCTATGTATAAGATATCTTTACCAACATTCATTCTGTTGTGATAGTGTCCGATGAATACTTTATTGAATTGTTTAAATAAATCCTTCTTCAATCTCGATTCTTTCGATATATTATCGTTATTTAACACACCATCCAAACCACAATGAGTTAGAAGGACATTCTTCAATCGTTTATCTAACTCCAAGCTGCACAACTTTTCCATATAAACCTCTTCTTTGTAATATGGTAGTAAATGGAATAATACATCTCCGAGTAAAATTGTTCCACCGCTTTTAAAATTATGGAATTTTCCTTCAACATTTTCAACAACATCAACCCAAGAATCATCAATTGTTTGGTCTACCTTGTCGTGGTTTCCTGGTATCGTGACATAATATATGTCATTTCTACAAAACAGTTCCACAAATTCTTTAAATTTGAGTATTGTTTCTAATTCTTGGCTTTGTCTTGATGTGAAGTGGTCACCTAAATCAAAAACAACACTAACACCAAGCTCTTTACAAACCGATATTGTCTGTAATATAGAAGACTCAACCTCATCTATTGTATCCTTCATTAAATGTTTGTCGGTTATTAAAACGGCTATCGGTTTATTCTTCTTCTCCATCTTTTATCTTCTTATGTTTTTTAGGCTTCAAATCTTCATCTTCAACTTCTACTAATTTTTCTTGTCTGTTTTTTAAAACCTCATCATGTAAACATTTAAATAATTTAGTTTCTAAAACTTTCAATAAAGGATTTCCAGATTCGTATAATTCATACATTTCCGGCTTTGAGCTCCACAATAACTTCCCATCCATAAATGAATACCCCTTTTTATGTGGGGTTAACAAACCGAATGATTCTGCCATTGTAAGTTCTAAGTCTGATAGGACAAAACCTTTACCGAGAAAAAGCTCAACATCTATATCGCCAAGATATGAATTATAATCAGATTTAACAACAGAAATTCTCGATATCTGACCTCTCTTTTCGTCTCTAATCTTAACATAAGACATTTTAGAAACATTCAACCTTAATGTTGGGTGAAACTCAATTGCTGTCCCACCATAAGATTTCGAACCACCAAAAGCCTGCATTGAATCGTATGTGTGGTTTATTACAAAGAACCAAATATCGTTGTCGTATATCTCTCCTGTAAGGAATCTGAATAGTCTTTTAAGTGCACGTGCTGCAGCTGCCATTGCAGTTTTATGGTGGTCTTCGTCGCCTTTTTCCGAAGCTTCATCGAGTGCTTTTCTCTCTTGAGAAGATATTGTGGCACCCAAAGAATCCCAAACAAAACAAAATTTAGGTTTGCCTGCCATACCAGCTTTATCCCATTTAGCCTTCCCCTCTTCGATTATCAATTTTGTCTTATTGAGGACATCCTCTATGCTTCTACACTGTATTACTATAACTTTATCAACATCTATACCTAACGATTTTGCATAAACTTTATTATCTCTCCGTTCTGTAGATAGAATCACAACAATACAATCTTTATGTTTTTTCTGTGCTTGTCTGATTGCCAATAACGATAGTGTTGTCTTCCCAGATTGAGATTTTCCTCTAATTTCTATTATCCCAACAGGATACCCTAATGTATTCAATCTATAATCGAGTATCGGTATTCCTGTAGATAGCCAAGCTGATGTGTCTTTAAAGTAATCTATCTCACTCAATCTTTTTATCTCATCCTTTTTTTGTAAATTTGAGATAAAACTGTTTAAAAATTCTGACATAATTAAAATTTTTAAATGGTGTTACCACATCTCAACACAGTAACACCATTAATTTAATATAAAACAAACATCAATTAACCTCTCGACTCTTTTTTATTTTTAAGTCTTTCACGCAACTCTTCAATACTCATCCGTGTTGTTTTTTTAGGTTTCTCATCCTCCTCTTCAGATTGTTTTGATTTACCACTCAAAGGTTTTTTAGGAGCTTCATCCTCGTCTTCATCTTCTTCAGATTGTTTTGATTTACCACTCAAAGGTTTTTTAGGAGCTTCATCCTCGTCTTCATCTTCGTCTTCATCTTCTTCAGATTGTTTTGGTAAAGATTTGTATTGTTTTTTCACCTCTTTAACGATTTCTTGAAACTCATCCTCATCGAACAAATCAATCTCGTATTCAATGTCAAATATTTTTATACCATCCAACGCTTTCTCAAAATCTTCCAACGTATAATTGTTGCGATACAATTCTGTGAGTGGTTTCTTCCTGGAAAGTTGTTCAAACATTTCATCATCGACAGGATACGCATGTTTAGAAAGTTGCACGCTATATTTTTTAGAAGCTTCTTTTGCAGACGGGTCGTACTTAACGATTATCGGCAGACCTTCATCTAAATCTGTGAATGGGTCGATTTCTACTGCCTCATCTTCATCCTCGATGATTGCTATGCTGCAAAGAGCGTCACGTATTGATTTTTTAAATTCAAAAATGCCGAATTTAGGTTCTTGGTCTTTAACCAATTTCCAACCATAAGCGTACCAAAGAGTTTGTGGAACCAAACCTTTTTTCCAATCTAAAACGATTGACAATTTCTCTTTGTCACGTTTAGAATCTTGGTCGAGATTTGCCTTACAAAATTTAACATACTCATCGATGATGTCCAATTTTGTACCACCATGTAACTTAGAATCAAAGACTGTAACTCTGGTAATCTCGCCATCATCTTTCTCAAAAGGAACCCAAGTTCTTTTAGCCATAATATAAAACTCCTCTTCTCCTGGAAATTTTGGTGCTAATCGAATTTTATTAGAACCCTCTTTAATTTCTATGAAGTCTTCACTACTTCGAGAACCAATCATCTCATCTTCTTTCTCCTTTAAAGCCTTCAGAGACTTTGTGGATGTTGCCTTAAAATTACTTCTTTCCAACATAATACTTATTTTTATTGTTTAAATTTTCTTGTAGAAATTGTTATACCATGCATGATTGTTGTCTCCATGTTGTCTATGTCGTCTTTTGTCAACGTGAGGGACATTTTATCTAATTTATCTGCCTTTTCCTTTACAGCCCAATAAATGGAATTGGCGACATCTCTATCTCTCTCCACATCTATCAAAGCACGCTTTCTTTCTGCAAACTCTTTCTTTAATGTGAGGGCATCATCAACCTCAGATACTGTAAATTTTTTCTTTTCTGGGTCTGCTGCGAAATCTTTTCTTATCAACTCTTTTGTTTTTGCACAAAAGATTTCAAAGTCTAATTTCTCACGCTTCAACTCTGCCTCACATGAGGCAAGGATGTTCCCCCAACGATTTAATAAAACTGGGATTGTTATGATTTCTGCAACAAGATTTGAAACATCAATCTTTGTCACTTTGTCTGAATCTACAAGAGATTCAACCTTCACAGGTTTTACTTTTATGAAGGTGTCGCCATATCTCAATACAGTGACACCTTTCTCACTTCTTAATTCTTCTACCGTTTCTGCCATTTATGATAAATACTTTTTAGATTCTAACAATGTAGATTTTTCAACACAAACTAATCTCTTCAATTTTTCTAACTCATCAATCTTCATTTTAATTAACGAATAATCTTCATTTTTTTCAAACTTTGTTTCTTTCAATTTATTTGCCAATTCGTTTAAATCATAATCTATGTAGTCGTCTTCAAACACCCGAAGGTCTGTCTGTTCGAATTCTTCTATATTTTTAAAATCATCGAACGAAGCTATAATTTTATACTCACAAACACGCATTTTGTGTGCATCAGCATACGGGACTGAGACTACATTTTTGGGGTTGACAAGGCAAACAAGAATCTTTTGTCCAAATGATTCGTTATCTCTAATAAAAGATTTTGAACCTATGTGTAGACCACGGCTACATTCTATGTTTGGGTTTTCATCACAAAGACTTCGTTGGATAGATACCACATCTCCAAGTTTAAAACGCATTCTTCTTGTGTGGTTGTCAGTGTAAATTTCTTGCGGTTTTTCTTGTAATATTTTTTTCAAATCTTTTATATTTCCAAGAATTTCATAACCATCGTCGGCTGCATTTTCAAACTTTTTAGACTTTGAATCTAACAAAATATACTCACTCAAACCGTCACAGCTAATCGCAACATAATATCTTGATGTAGAACCTCTTTGTGAACGTATTTTTAACAACGAAGATGTGACAAAATCTTGTAATCTTGAGTCGTTAACAGAATCTAAAATCATAGCTCTTCTGTAGCAAACTATATACCCATAGGTTGTTATTATCAGCTTTTGCCTCTTAACAAATTTAAACAAACCAGCCCTTGAATTTGGGTTTGGATTTTGTAAACACAATTCCCAAAATCTAACATATGGTTTGATGTCCTCACCTTTATCGTGAGAATCCACCATTTGTTTAAGTAATTCTTCTGGGAGCGTCACCTCTCGTTTGCCCTTATAATTGCAAACACCCGCTCTACATTCAAAGAACTCGTTAAACACTTTGTTGTTAACCAACCTACCAATATGTAAAGTGTGGTTGTCCATATCTTTTTGAACCTTAACCAACTGTTCTGTGTTGGTACTGAATTCTTTTAACACCAAACCTTTTAATGATTCTAAATCATCGTTGAGTATATAATTCTTAACATCACTCAAATCTACTGTTTGGTCTACCACAGTACTGTACACATCCCCAGATTCGTCGATAAAAGTTAAATGTCTTTCTATCAATAAAGCCTTCATGTTTTCAATTTTATTTTTTAATAATAACTTTGTTTGATTAATTTAATTTTAAACTGAATTTCAAAATTTTTATAAATTCTTCATTAAGTATATTTACATCACTTAATTGAAAAAAAGATAATTTCTTATTGTATATTTTATAATAGTTCTTAACAACCTTAAATAACAAATTAACATTTCTTAAAGATGGATGCCATAAGTCTCCAGAATTCAAATTTTCTAAAGTAAATCTTGACAAAGAGTAATATTCATGATAATCGCGAGAAGATTTCCTATCTAATTCTTCCAACAATTCTATTTCTTTATTGAAGAAATTCAGCAAACCAATTTCATAGAATGTGCGGATTAATCTCGATTGATTGTTGTATTCCCTTTCTAAAGAATAACAATAAAACATCATCCTCATTAATTCCCCACTATTAAAAATGTCTCTGAAATTTATAAATCTTGAATCTTGCTTTATAACTTCTAAACATTTCTCATTTTTGAATGAGATGAATCTTAGATTTCTTTGAATTTTGTCTTTACTAATTAAATTCAATAAATCAGAATTTATTCTTCTTTTACCTTGTAAGAGAATGTCAACATCATCCCAATTACAATAAACAAAAGCTGTTTTGTATGATGTTTTTGATAAATCTTGAAAATCTCCATCACTGTATCTCAACTTCTTAAATGATTTACCTACTTTGTTATCCAAATCATAAAAATCAACACCTTCATGCTTCTCCACAACATCACACCTCACTCTTTGTACTCTCTCAGCCTTTTCTAATACAATCGAGGAAGATTTTATAAGTGTGTCTTCTATCTTTTGTATATAATGCTTGTTTATAAGTTTAGAATAATACAAGATGTTCTTAGAAGAAGAGACTTTGTCCCTACCAGCAACTTCTCTGTAAAAATTGTATAAATTCTTCTGTTTTGTTACAACAAACACCTCACGATTGTCTCCTGGTTTTCTCTCATTAAAAATCTTTTTAGCCTTTTTGATTATATTTTTATCTCCTGGTTCGGCAAGAATCACTATAGATTTACAAAAAGAATAGTTATGCATATAAAATTCTCTACCCTTCGAACAGAGATAACCATATTGATTTATTTTATATAAAAGTCTAAAAACAGAAGATTGTGGGTTTTTTAGATGTTCATATTTAACGTCATCTAAAAATGGCAACAACTTGAAATTCCTCGATTTTAGATTCCCACTCGGTTTTGACAATTCTATGCCACCAATGTTAAAACTGTCAAACTTTCTATATTTAGAAATATAATCAATTGGGTCTTTACATATACGACTCTCATTTTTGTATATTTCTGAGAATTTATTGTGAAGTTGTTCTATCTTATCTTTTATAGTTTTTATTGTTCTTTCTGAATATCGCAGTTCTTCACGTGACAATGTTACATCCAATTCTCCAATTTCGAATTTTATACCAAAACTCCTACCTGTGGGGAGCTTGTAAAAGTTATCTATAAATGTTTGTTCCAACGGATACGAGACGGGTCCAACAACAGCATACGGTTTG